CCTGTTTACCAAATTCAAAGTGCTTATGCTCAATAATTCGAGTATATGGGGTTTCTAAGTCTGTATAGTTTACTTGTGCTACCCCTTGATAGTCTTTAACCTTGTCTAACTTTATATGTTCGAATTTAGTTGTGCGATAATCTAAGTCTCCATAACAATAGTTGAAATACTCGTCTATAGGGCCAGTATAGATAACTTTTTTAGCGTGGGCATCCCACATAGTTTTGTTAGCAAAATAGTCTGTATTAAGTAATACACACGAACCGTAAAGCATTTTTTCAAATATTTGAGTATAGCCACCTTCCGGTACGCCTTGATATGTATCAAAATAATAATTATCATCAAAGTTTGTACGTATAGGTATGCGTTTAATTATAAAAGTAGGCAAATTTTTAGGATCAGTCATCCACTGTTTCTGCGTGTAGCCTTTAATAAAAGTTTCATATAATTCTGTACCGATTTCAGACAAGCACCACTCTTCTAAATTAGAGGGGTTATCAATTTTAATCTTACTGTCATTAAGCTTATTTATTGCTTCTTCTGGCGTATTAACTTTCCAGAGTTGATGTAAAGTAAGAAGATTAATAGGAAACGAGTATATTTTATTTTTATAACTTACCCGGGGCCTGTTAATAAAATTATTAAATTTAGCAAACTGATTTACATAATCCCAAATCTCTTTATTAGAAGTATGAAACACGTGTATGCCATACTCATGTATATGTATACCACTATCTTCTCGTGTATATACATTACCGCCTATATGTGCTCGCTTTTCTAAAACAATACAAGATTTACCACGTTTTGTTGCTTCATATGCAAACGTAGAACCAAATAAACCTGAACCAACAATCAGGTAATCATACATATACCTATTTTAAAATAGGTTACCAGTTTTTGCAACTAAAGAATTTCGGAGTGCCAGGTTTAGCAGTAGAACATTTGTGACGTTTTCTAAACGCGTTACGCTTTTTAGGATTCGATTTTTTAATACGTAAATTAGGATCTCCGTAATGTACTCTTTTAAGTTTACCCCCTACGCGAGTACAGCGCATATATTTTTTATCTGAGCGAGTCGATGTTTGCTGCCCGGTTGCCTTAGTACAGCGAGCCCCTTTCTTTTCTTGTACTTCCACTGGAAAAGACTCTGTAAACTCTTTTAAAAGATTATTAACTTTAGCATCAAATTTTTTAAACATATATATTATTTATCTTTATTAGTAAATATAAATAGATGAGTAAGAAAAAACGTTTACAGAAACAGAAACAACAAGCTCACAATAACGAAAATGCCAAAGACAAAAGTCCAATAGTCCATCAGGCCCAAAAACTAGAAAGACCGGTAACTATACGACAAAGACCGGATTTAACAAACAAACAAAAAGACTTCCTCAAATTAGCTTTAGATAATAATACTAAAGTTATATTTCTTTCAGGCCCATCTGGAAGCAGTAAAAGCTTTTTAGCTACTTTAGCTGTACTTGAGCTAATGAATCTTAAAAAAGTTAGTGATTTAATATACATACGCAGTATAGTAGAAAGTAGCGACAACAAACTTGGGTATCTTCCCGGTAATGCTGAAGAAAAATTGACCCCGTATCTTGAGCCACTAATGGAAAAATTGGATGAGCTTTTATTTGCAGCAGATGTCAATGCATTGATAAAAGAAAAACGGATAGACGGCAAACCTACAGGGTATCTTCGCGGTTTAAGCTGGAATGCTAAAGGCATTATAATGGATGAAGCTCAAAACAGTACGTTTAAAGAACTTACCACTCTTTTAACTCGTGTAGGACATTTCAGTAAACTTTTTGTTTGTGGTGATCCTATGCAATCAGATATTAATGGTAAGTCAGGTTTTGAAAAAATGTGTAATGTGTTTAACGATGAAGAAAGTCGTAAACAAGGTATTCATGTTTTTTATCTTACAGAAGAGGATATAGTTCGTAGTGAAATTGTAAAATTCATTGTTAAAAAGCTAAATCTGTATAGTAACTCAAAATGAAATAATTAGAAAAGTTATTTTGAACCGAGAAAATAAGAAAAAAGAGTATACACTATTCTAAATAATATACCTATGATTTTCGACGAACAGATCTCTCGTAAGCCTAATCGCTATCCCTGGACCGAAGATTTTATTGAATCCATGCATAATGGTTTCTGGACTGATAAAGAATTCAGTTTTAAATCCGACGTACAGCAGTTTAAGGTTAATCTTACTGAACAAGAAAGAGAGATCATTATTCGTACTCTATCAGCTATTGGGCAAATAGAGGTCGCAGTAAAGACCTTCTGGGCTAAGCTTGGGGAAAATCTCCCGCACCCTGCTTTACAAGATCTTGGATATGTTATGGCTAATACAGAAGTCATTCATAATAACGCTTATGAAAGACTTCTCACCGTGCTTGAGCTAGAAGATGTATTTGAAGAAAATCTTAAGCTTGAATGGATTCAGGGACGTGTAAAGTATCTCAAGAAGTACACACATCGATATTATAAGGATTCTAGAAAGCAATACCTTTATGCGATTATTCTCTTTACGCTTTTCGTAGAGAACGTTTCGCTAATGAGCCAGTTTTATATTATTAACTGGTTCGCGCGTAATAAAAATGTTCTCAAAGACACCGACCAGCAAGTTAAGTACACGCGCAACGAAGAAAACATACACGCTCTTGTTGGTATGAAGATTATTAACACCATTAGAGAAGAGTACCCAGAACTCTTTGATAAGGAGCTTGAAGAGAGAATTTTGTCTGAAGCAATTGAAGCTTATAATAGTGAAGCTAAGATTGTTGACTGGATGGTCAATGGCGTGAAGGAAGAAGGTCTTACTGCCGCCCACCTTAAAGAGTTTATTAAGGACCGTATTAATGAATCTCTCCGCGGAGTTAACTTTCCTGCGGCCTTTGATACAGACCCTAAACTGCTTAAAGAGACGCAATGGTTCAATGAAGAGCTTCTCGGTAATAATATGACCGACTTCTTTCACTCTCGCCCTGTCGAGTATTCAAAAAAGTCTCAAAGCTTTTCAGAAGACGATATATTTTAATTAAACCGGTTATAAGTAGAATTTACGCTTTATGACTAACAAGGACATTTATTGGCTGAATACCGACTCAAGAAAGTTTCTCGCTCGTGGCTATCTTCTAGAAGATGAGACAGCGGAACAACGTATTAGAGATATCGCAGAAGCTGCAGAGAAATATCTTGACATGAAAGGGTTTGCGGACAGATTTGAGAAGTATATGCACAAGGGATTCTATTCCCTTGCTTCTCCTATTTGGGCAAACTTTGGTCGTAAGCGTGGGCTACCAATCTCGTGCTTCGGTTCATATGTCGACGACGACATGGACGCTATCTTGTATAAGATTTCAGAGGTAGGAACTATGTCCAAGGCCGGTGGCGGTACTTCCGGTTTCTTTGGAGCTATACGCCCACGTGGAGCTAAGATTAGCTCTGGCGGAGAATCAACCGGGGTACATCACCAGCTTACAGTGTTTGAATCTCTTACCGATTATATTTCTCAGGGTAATGTCCGTCGTGGGTCATTTGCTGCATATCTACCCGTCGATCATAAAGACATTGAAGAGTTTCTTAACATTCGTAAAGAAGGAGATACTATTCAAAACCTTTCTATAGGGGTATGCGTAGACGATAAATGGTTTAAGGAGATGGTTGACGGAGATAAGGAAAAGCGTCGCATTTGGGGACTAGTTATTAAGAAGCGGTTTGAGTCGGGCTACCCTTATATCTTCTTTACGGATAATGCTAATAAGCAGGCCCCTGAAGTGTATAAGGATAAGAATCTTAAAATTCATCACAGCAACCTCTGTACTGAAATTATGCTTTCAAACGGTACTGATGAGTCGTTTGTATGCGATCTTTCCTCGCTCAATTTCGAAAAGTGGGACGAATGGAAAGATACAGATGCTGTAGAGACTCTTGTTTACTTCCTTGACTCGGTAATGACTGAGTTTATTAATAAGACTGAAAAGATGAAGTTTATGGCTCATCCGAGAAACTTTGCTATCAATCAAAGAGCTCTTGGTATTGGCGCACTCGGTTGGCATACTTATCTACAGTCTAATATGATTGCGTTTGAGTCTATGGAAGCTAAGCTTCTCAATAATCGTATTTGGAAGTTTGTGCGTGCTAGAGCTGATGAAGCTACTGAAAAGCTAGCTACTCTGCTTGGAGAGCCGCCTTTGTTGAAAGGATACAAGCGTCGCAATGTAACTACGCTTGCTGTTGCGCCTACTACCTCAAGTTCATTTATACTTGGCCAAGCATCTCCTTCAGTAGAGCCTCTTAATTCGAACTACTTTGTAAAGGATCTCGCTAAGGGTAAATTCACTTATAAAAACCCTTACCTTGAAGCGCTTCTCGAAAAGAAAGACAAAAATACAGATAGCACTTGGAAGTCTATACTTGTAAAAGGCGGATCCGTTCAGCATCTCGAGTTTCTTTCTCAAGAAGAAAAGGACGTGTTTAAGACATTCGGTGAAATCAGTCAAAAAGAAATCGTTATTCAGGCAGCTGCTCGCCAGAAGTATATCGATCAAGGTCAATCCCTTAACTTAATGGTACCACCCAATACTAAGCCAAAGGATGTAAACGACTTGCTTATATTTGCTTGGGAAAACGGTATTAAGAGCCTTTATTATCAACGCTCAGCAAATCCCGCTCAAGAGCTAGCTCGTTCTATCTTAACGTGTTATAGTTGTGAATCTTAATTGATTTTTTAGTTTTAATTTTATAATTATTATTGCGCGCAAGCGCATACTATGACAAAACTAACTAACTACAATAGTAATCCAACAACGTATAGAACTACAACATCTCTTATTGATGCATTCTTCAATAGAGATCCATTCGAACACCCTTTCTTTTGGGGTGACGTAAGCCGTACAGGGGACACTGTAAGGTTTAAAGAGGGGGACGAACTCACTGTAGAGGTGGATCTTCCCGGGGTATCCAAGGATAAAACAACCGTCTCAGTAGAGGGTAGAGTTGTTTCGA